TTAGCGGTTACACTTTACATAAATGAAGTGTAACCAACCGTAACCTAAGTGTAACCGACTAGAAAGTGAGGAATTATGAGCGATAAAAAAATAAGCGCAAGGGATTATTTGAAACAGCTTGAAATTTTAGATATGCAGATTAATGACGACCTTGCAGAATTACATAACATGAAGTTAAGTGCTTGCAGTACAGGCGGCATTGATTATAGCAGAGATAGAGTACAGAGTAGTACAGTCGGTGATAAGTTATGCAAAGATGTTGTCAGATATACCATGTTTGAAGAGCAGATAAACAAAGAAATTGACGAGTTTTTTGACGCAAAGAACCAGATCATTAGAGAAATCAGAGGTTTACACGATAAAAGATATATTCAAGTGCTTACAAAAATCTATGTGCAGTTTAAGAGTGTGAAGAATGCCGCACAGGAAATGAAACTGTCGTATTCGTACACTATTGACCTGCATAAGCAGGCTCTTGAAGCGTTCGAAAAGACTTATGATAATCTGCATTATCTTACATAATAGTATTTTATCGTATATTATCATATTATTTCATATTTGACACAAAAGAGCGTATATCTTATGATGTATGTGTAAAATAATTTTTCGCGGATAATTCTATAGATTATCCGCATTTTTAATTTGCTTATTGTCTATGTGCTGTAAGGGATTTTCCTCCGACCTTACAGCACTTTTTGTTTGATAGAAAGGCGGTGTTGTGAGGGTGGCAAAGCTAACAGATAAGCAGCAACGGTTTGTAGATGAATACCTGATTGACCTGAACGCAACACAGGCGGCTATCAGGGCAGGTTATTCAGCTAAAACAGCAGACCAACAAGGTTCAAGGATGTTGGCAAATGTCAAGGTTAAACAGGCAGTTGCGGAAAAACAAGCACAGCGTTCAAAACGTACAGGAGTAAATCAAGACAGGGTTGTACTTGAGCTTGCGAAAGTTGCTTTCGCTAAAATAACAGACATTGTTGACAGTAACGGAAGAATCAAAGAGGATGCATCTCCTGATGATCTAGCCTGCATCGAATCAATCAAATATAAGGAATCAGACAACGAGTACGGGGGAAGTGTTGAAAGAGAAGTCAAGATTGCATCTAAACTTAAAGCACTTGAATTACTCGGTAAACACTTAGGAATGTGGTCTGATAAGTTTAATGTGACTGTAGAGAAGTCAGAAAAACTTGACGATATTATCAGTCAGCTAGGTGGTGAGGGACTTGAAGAGTAGTTCTTTCCCACTTTCGCAAAAGTACATTGATTTTATCAATACAGTTGACGGAGTAGATGCAGATTTCCTTGAAGGGACAACGGCATCAGGCAAAACAACAGTCGGTGCAGGTGTTAAGTTCATGCGGATGGTGAGTAAGAGCAAAAAGAAATTACACATCATTGCAAGTAGAACAACAGGTACAGCGGAAAAGAATATCATCCAACAGGATAACGGTATTTTAGACATACATCCGACCGCTACCTACTGTGGTAACGGTGATAAAAGTTATAAGATACCTCATATCAAGTTTGAAGATAAGATAATTTTTGTATTACCGTACAGTAACAGAGATCAATGGGAAAATGCGCTAGGTGGTCAGTATGGTTGTGTGTATATTGACGAGATAAACACGGCAGACATTGAATTTGTTCGTGAGGTATCAACCAGAAATGATTACCTCATGGCAACACTGAATCCTGACGACCCGAACTTACCCGTCTATAAGGAATTTGTGAACCGCTCCAGACCGTATAAAAAATATAAAAAAGATGTACCAGCTGAGATTATGTCTGAGTTGACAGAGACACCAGTACCGAAATGGCGATACTGGTTTTTTACGTTTGAAGATAATCTCAGCCTAACAAAAGAAGATATTGCTAAAAAAATCAGGTCAGCACCACCTGGCACGAAGCTGTATAAAAATAAGATTCAGGGCTTACGAGGTAAGGCTACTGGCTTGATTTTTCCTAATTTTGATGTGCGTAAGCATGTTATTAAAAAAGACGAATTAAAGAAACAGATAAAAGCCGGAAAGGTAAAGTTCAAAATGTTTACCGCCGGACTTGATACAGCTTACTCTTCTAAATCTCCTGATACAATCGCAATGATTTTTCAAGGAATTACAGAAGACAGAAAGTTAATCACGTTATCTGAAAAAGTATATAACAATGCAACACTAGACATACCGCTTGCACCTTCTGATACAGCAGTTAAATACATTGAATTTCTTGAATCATGTCGCAAAGAGTGGGGATTTGCAAGAAATGTATATGTTGACTGTGCAGATCAGGCGACAATGACAGAGTTGCGAAAGTGGAAACGACTTCACAGTTGTTTATACACATTTATTGATAGTTACAAGAAAGTTGAAATATTAGACAGAATTAACTTACAGCTCGGCTGGATACAGCAAGGCTGTTATTTAGTAGTTGACACGTGTATTAATCATGTTCATGAACTAGAAACATACTCGTGGGATGAAGAAAAGGACAAGCCGGAAGACGGTAACGACCACACGGTTAACGCTAATCAATACGCATGGATACCTTACCGGGATAGAATCGGTTTTGAAGAGGGGTGAATAAGGAAATGAGGTGGACACAGAAATTGAGTGAGACAATAAAACATAGTATCAGAAGTTGGTTGAATGTCATACCTGCAAGTCCTTATGCAATTCAAATCAATGAGACGATGGATTTTGAAATGGCTGCAATACGCAACAAAATCTGGTATTCAGCAGATGCAAATAAAATTGAACAGATGTATCAACAGATGCCAGAGTATGCAGATAAGTACAAATTCTGGTCTTCTCGTTCTACACCCGGCATGGAAATGAGAAAAATTCATACGGGATTACCTGCACTGATTGTCAGGACGCTGAATAGTATTATCGTGTCAGGCATGGAAGACTTCGAATTTCCTAACACGAAACAGGAACAATTGTGGGAAGAAATTGAGAAAGACAATAAATTTCGTAAGAAGTTTGAGAAGTCATTGAAAGAAACGCTTGTTGTAGGTGACGGTGCTTATAAGATTTCTGTTGATACAGAGTTAAGTCAGTATCCCATCTTAGAGTGGTATTCGGGTGAACGTATTGAAATTATACTGAACCGTGGAAGACTCAAAGAAATTGTATTCAAAAAAGCATATATGAGAGGAAGTCAACAGTATGTACTTAATGAACATTACGGATATGGCTATATAATCCCTCAGTTGTACAAAGGTGAGACAGAAGTCCCACTGACTGCACTTGAAGAAACGGCAAATATGCAGCCTGTTGCATTTGACAAGAGTATAATTCTTGCTGTACCGCTTCAAATTTACGAAAGTAGTCAGTTCGAAGGTAGAGGTGGAAGTATCTTTGATGGTAAATTAGATTCTTTCGATGCATTTGACGAATGCTGGTCTCAATGGATGGATGCTTTACGAGCAGGTAGAGCAAAAACGTACATACCTGATTGTTTAGTTCCACGTGACCCGGAATCAGGTGCAATAATCAGACCGAACCCGTTCGACAATCGCTACTTTGCAGCGGAAGGTGATTTAAGAGAGGGGCAGAAAAATGTAATCAATACAGATCAACCTGAAATCCCATACGACAGTTATACAGCTGCATACTGTACGGCATTAGATATTTGCCTACAAGGAATCATTTCCCCGTCTACGTTGGGGATTGATGTTAAGAAACTTGATAATGCAGACGCACAGCGAGAAAAAGAGAAAACGACACTCTATACTCGTAATGCAATTATTGATGCATTACAGGAGACTTTGCCAGAACTTGTAAATGTGGCAATTAATGCATACCACATTCTACACAATGAATCATTAGAAGATGTTGAAGTAAATGTGAAATTTAAAGAATATGCTAATCCATCCTTTGAGTCTCAGGTTGAGACAGTCGTAAAAGCACGACAAGGTGGAATCATGAGTATCGAACAGTCAGTTGAAGAACTCTACGGTGATTCACTCGATGAACATTGTAAGAATGAAGAGATTGAACGATTGAAACAGGAACAGGGGCTTGCTGACTTAGAAGAACCAAGTGTGAATCTAAGCGCAGGTGATTTTAGTGTGAATATGGGTGATGAAAATGGTAGTACTGGTAGGGAAAAGAACATATCAGATGGACAAAAAGGAATATCTGGGTCTTCTGCAAGTAGCGAGTGAGCAAGTACCTTGTGGGGTATATGCGATTGAAAAAGGGAATAAGGCAGAATTAAGATATGATAAAGCTTCAAGCGTAGGAAAAGTAAAAGAAATGACCCGAAACTGGAAGAGACAGGGTTATAAAGTCTATGCAAATCGGGGTAGTAGTTAATGGCTGATTATGATATTGCAGCAGCTTTTGACGCTATTGAAGAAGAGTTGATTTCTTCAATGATTCGTAATATGAAGCGGCATCATGTTGAGGAAATCAACGAACAGAAACAGTGGGAAATGTGGCAGGTTAAACAGCTTGAAGCTTTAGAAAAGTATAAAAAAGCAAATCAGAAAAAGTTTGGGAAAGAATTCTCAACTATTAACACACAGATAGAAGTTGCTATTCGTGAAGCAAATCAAAAAGGCTATATGGGTCAGGAAACTAAGATTCTTGAAATGATACAAAAAGGTTTTAAGGGTGCTAAAGCACCAACGGATGCCATGCAGGCATCTTTTTTTAAGGTTAACGACAGAAAATTAGATGCTCTGATTCAGGCTACCACATATGACATGAAGAAAGCAGAAACAGCGGTCTTAAGAATGGCTAACGACCAGTATCGTAAGGTCATATTTAACGCTCAGGTGTACGCAAATACAGGGGCAGGTACTTATGAGAAGTCTGTAGATATGGCTACGAAAGACTTTCTTTCATCAGGGATAAATTGTGTTGTATATAAGAATGGAGCAAGACACACTATAGCAGATTACGCAGATATGGCACTCAGAACAGCATCTAAAAGGGCATATCTGCAAGGTGAAGGGACAAAACGTCAAGAGTGGGGGCTACATCTCGTCATTATGAACAAGCGTGGTTGTCCTTGCCCTAAATGTTTACCGTTTGTAGGGAAAATCATGATTGATGATGTGTGGAGTGGTGGAAGTAAAAAAGACGGTAATTATCCGTTAATGTCTACCGCAATAGCAGCCGGATTATATCATCCACGTTGCAAGGATTCACATACAACATATTTTCCCGGTATCACAACAGTTGATGCAAAATATAACAAAAAAGAAATTGCTAACTTGGAAGAACAGGCAAAGAGTGAAGCAAAACAGCAATACAGGGAACGTCAAAAGAAAAAGTTTCAAAGATTAGCTGATAATTCTTTAGATCAGGAGAATAAAGAAAAGTATTTGAGATTAGCTGAAAATGCTGATACAATAACTTTACAGGATAAAATATCAGATGCTAATACTCAGATTGATAATCTGAAAGAACAGTTTAGTGTTTCAACGGATGGTTATTCTTATGATGAATGGTTTAAAGACTATGAATCAATAGAGGACGGTTTTGGTGGTATAACGGCTGAAAATAGTGCTGAGGTTAAGAAACTGCAAGAAATCGACAGTAAGTTAAAGGACATCACACGCAAGAAATCAGATTTGTTATCACAAAAGCCGAAACGAAAACAATTAGAAACAGAATTCTCAGGAAAGATACTTGATGATAAGTTAGAGGAATATAATAAAAAAGCTTTAGAGCAGATAAAACAGGACACTGGATATTCGGAGAAAGACGCTGAAATTTTTCACGATGCATTAATGGAATATTTCGGTGGGGATTATGAATCAATTCTTGCGGGTGAGACAGAAACAGCAAAAATCATCAATGCAGGTCTTGACAGAATGCCAACTTACGATGGTTCCATTTACCGTGGGTTGTGTTTTTCTGAATATTCAGACGGTAATATAACACAATTCACTCATTTAAAAGTAGGGGATAGGATACCAACGAAAGGTACTTTATCAAGCTGGTCGAGCGATAAAGTTGTTGCAGAAGCGTTCGGAAGTGCATCCACGCAGGCAGCAGAGTCAAGTACAGTTATATTAGAGTGTGTTAACAATAAAACAGGTGTAGGGGTGCAGCATATCTCAAAATTTGGAAGTAGAGAAGCAGAGGTTTTATCTAATGCTGATTATGAAGTCATTGAAATGGTTAGTGAAAGTAAATATGATTACGTTTCAAAACATAAAGAATTATTATATTTTCCTGATGATTTGACTACTTTAGAGTCAGAGTTGAAACAACAAGTTGTATGTGTAATTAAAGTGAAAGAGGTGTAATTTTGTTAAAACATAATGAAAAAAATGATAGACTCGTTCGTGAGTATAGAGATTTGATGGGAAAAGCAAAAGAAGCCGCTAACACTGAGGATAAGAAACAATTTGAAAAGCTGGCATTAGAAAAACACAAAGAAATGCTCACGTGTGAATTTGAAGATAAAAACGCTGGACGCTTTAATCAATTTTAAATAGTGCAATTTTACCACTGATTTTTAATCAGTGGTATTTTTATACTTATTTTTAGGGGGATAGAGGATATGAAAGCAAAAGTAATTGAAAAATTTAATGATAGTACTGTTGATTATAAGTTAAGAGAAGTGGGTGAGACTATTGAAGTAACTGAAAAACGCTGTATCAAGTTAGAAGAATTAGGACTTGTGAGAAGAATCACAGAAAAGGAAAAAGAAAAGGAAACAGAGAGTAAGACCAAACACGATAAGTCATAAAAAGATGCGTGGACGGGGACACCGAAGAAAATGGAAATAGAGTGACACTCTTAAAACGGAAAGGGGTAACAAGAATGTATAAGAATATTAAAATGCCGATGAGATTACAGTTTTTTGCACAGCCGGGCGGTGTAGGCGGTGGTTCAGGAACTAATGAACCGGGTTCATCTAATCCAGAACCTAATAATCAGAATCAGAACAGTCAGAGTGGTACACAGATTGATTACGATAAGATTCAGCAGATGCTTAATGGAACACTTGAAGCAAAAGAAAATACTGCATTAAAGGCATATTTCAGACAGCAAGGACTTTCTCAGGAAGAAGTTGAACAGGCTATCAACACATTTAAACAGCAGAAAGCGGCTAACACACCCGATGTAAATGCTATGCAGACTCAACTTACTCAGGCACAGGATGCGGCACAGAAAGCACAGATTGAAAATGCTGCAATCATGCAGGCGGTACAGCTCGGCATTGATTCTAAAAAAATCCCGTTTGTTTTAAAACTTGCAGATTTATCAGAAGTTGTTGATAAAGAAGGTAAGATTAACGATGAAACACTTAAAGCACAGTTAAATAAAGTACTTGAAGCATTACCTGAGTTAAAACCTCAGGCAAATCAACAGACCGGTTTTCAGATTGGAGCATCTGGAAGTAATCAACAGCAGGGAAATCAGAACGACCAGCTTGCTTCAATTTTTGGAAATAAAAAATAAAGAAAAGAGGTATAAAGAATGTCAGTATTTGATTATGCACAGACGTTTGAACGTGAGTTAGCGCAGAAATACGCTAGAGAAATGGTTTCAAACGATTTAACACTTTCTAATCAGGGTATTAAATTTTTAAATGCACAGACAATTAAAATCCCGCGATTAACAGTATCCGGCTACAAAGACCATAATAGAAACATTATGGGATTCAATACCGGGACAGCAAGTAACGACTGGGAACCGAAAAAGCTTTCACATGACAGAGACATTGAGATTCCGATTGACCCAATGGATATTGACGAAACAAATCTTGTTGTTGAGATGGCAAATATTCAGAATGTATTTGAAGAAGAACAGGCAATTCCTGAAAAGGACTCATACCGATTCAGTAAGTTACTTACAGAAGCAACAACGTATAAGTCCGCAGGTTCAGTCGTTGATGAAACAGCACTTACAGCAAGTAATATTCTCGAGTGGTTTGATGAGCAGATGTCCATCATGGACGATAAATCTGTACCACAGGAAGGACGTATCCTTTACCTCACATCTGCAATGCAGAAGTTACTTAAAAATGCCGAAGGTATCACAAGAACAATCTCAGTTGGTGCAGCTGGTGTTATTGACAGACGTGTTCATGGTCTTGATGATGTAACATTAAAATCTGTACCGTCTGCTCGTTTTAAGACAAAGTATGATTTTACAACAGGATGTGTTCCGGCAGTAGATGCAAAACAGATTAACATGATTTTAGTACATCCGTCTTGTGTTATTAGCCGTGATAAATACGCTTATATGAAGTTATTTACACCGGGTTCAGATTCAAGAACAGCGGATAAGTATGTATATCAGAACAGATATTATACTGATACGTTCTTGATTGAAAGAAAAGCCTGTGGTATCGCAATCAATAAGGAGAGTGCGTAAATGTTAGCAGAGAAAGGGAATAAGGTTTATACAATCACAGAAGCGCAGGTTTCTGATTATCAGAGTCAGGGTTTCGACATCTATAATGACGATGGGACTGTTATTGCATACGGTAAAGGTAAAACAGTCTCATATGAGGATTATATGAATTTAAAAACAGAAAAAGAAGCTTTACAGAAAGAGGTTTTATGTTTACAGAAACAGTTATCTGAGTATGAGACATCTGAACCTGTAGAGACAAAAGCGGAGAAAACATCCAACAGGGGTAAGAAAGCAGGTGCATAAATGTCATATAGGAGTTATGCGTCAGAAGCATATTACACAGACCGGTATGAGGGAAGTGTAATTGCAGAAGATGATATAAGAAAGGCTTTATTACAGGCATCACGACACATTGATTCCCTGACTTATAATAGAATTGTAAGTCAGGGTTTTTCTAACCTTACAGAATTTCAGCAGGACATCATCAAAGAGGTGGTTTGTAAGCAGGCTGAGTTCGAATACGAAAATGCAGACATGATTGAGAGTGTTCTGTCAGGATACAGCATCAACGGTGTTTCTGTACAGTTTGGCGAATCATGGAATGTAGTTACAAGTAAAGGGGTTGCAATGAGAAAAGATGTATATTCTTTGTTGTGTCAGACAGGTCTATGTTGTTCTCTTGCAAAAGTAGCACCATGGTAAAATATCCTTGTTTAGTACCTAAATCGTTATGCCGGACAGATATAGTTTTAAAGATTAAGCAGGAAGGGTTGACCAAATACGGTGAACCTCTTCCTGCTTTTGAATATGTAGGAAAGTGCAATTATCAGGATAAAGCGAAAACTATACTTACAGAACAGAAAAAAGTGATTGAAATAACTGGTTGTGCTATGTTTCCGGGTGATATTTGCCCGGACATACCTGTTATTTCAGAGGGTACAGCTACCATTTTTGGTGTTGAACGACACATACAACAGGGTGTGAAGGCTCGTAACCCCGATGGGACAGTTAACTATACAGAGGTGTTGTTAGTATGATGAATGTTCGTTCGACTATTAAATTGAATCTTGCGAAAATAAAAGGATTAACAGCGGCACAAACTACAGCTTTAGAGCAGACCGCCGAAGCACTTCACACAGAAGTTGTTCAATCGGAGATCATGCCACGTGATACAGGTAATTTACAAAATGAAAGTACATTTGTAGATTACAGTCATGCTAAAAGAGGTAAAGTCAGTATTGTTTCAAGTACACCTTATGCAAGACGGTTGTACTTTCATCCTGAGTATCATTTTCAGACCTTTGAAAATGCTTTTGCAAGCGGTAAGTGGTACGAGCCTTGGATTGATGGTGTATCGGCTGATTTTTGTCGTGATGCTTTTAAAAAGATTTATAAGAGGTTAACAAAAGTATGATGCTTGCAGATATTAGAGATTATATAGAATCTTTGAATCTGGCAGATTTCGTCTATATGGGAAAATTGCCGGATAAAAAAGAAAAATCAATAGGTGTTTATAACAGTAAGCACCAATATGATTATAACGTCCCGATTGGTGGTACTCAATTAGCTTCATATGAACTCAAATACGTTACTTTATTGCTACATTGGAATGAATCACCACGGGACACAGAAAACGCAGGAAAACGCTTATTTGAAGCGATAGCATCTATAAGGGATGTAACTGTAAATGATAAGATAATTAAGTTTGTACAGCCGCTCTATCAATTGCAAAACATAGAAACTGATGATTTCGGAGTCTATGAAATGGTTATAGAAGCGGCTTTTGTATGCGGAAAGGAGTAAAAAATGGCAGGAAAAACAGGAGTATATCCTTGTTATGAGAACCAGTTTCAGATTAATACCGCCACAGGTTCAACGTCAGCGACAATGAAAACTATTGCAGACTGTGAGACCTTTTCTGTATCATTTGATAACGGTGTAGAAGAGTGGCATCCATTTGATACCGAAGGCTGGGTTCGCAGGTTAATGACTGCAAAATCAGTAACTATTTCGGTTACGGCAAAGCGTAATGTAGGTGACGCTGGAAACGATGCTGTAGCGGCTCTTACGTGGAAAAACGGAAGAGATTGTGAAAAGGATTTTCAGTGGACATTCCCAGACGGTACGATTGTTAAACTTGCAAATGCAGTTATCAATGTTAAGAACCTCGGTGCAGGTGAATCTACAGCAGTAGCACCTCTTGAATTTGACATTATGTCAAATGGTAAACCAGATGTTACAATCGGAGCATAGGAGTAAAAGATATGGCAAAAATTATTGATATTACAGATAAATTAGAGATGGGTGGAAACCCATCTTTACTTATTTCAGGAAAAAAATTAGAAGTTAACGGGGACGCTGCCACAATGTTCCTTTTAATTGGTAAATGTAATGATATGGAAAATATGTCGGTGAATGATATGCTTGAAATCTATAATATCATTTTTCCAGAAGAATCGAGAAAAGTTATCAGTGATATGAAATTACAGTTTGCAGATTTAGAAACTGTAATTCAGGAAGCAATAGGATTAATTACCGGGGGTGACGAAGAAGAACCGGGGGAACAGTAGACCCGTATTATGATTTGATAGACGATTATGATTTAATCGTATCTTCGTTTCAATCTCAATACGGGATTAGATTATCAAAAGAAATTCATGAGATGCCTTGGCAGGAGTTCAGGCAGTTAATGACAGGTATTTCACCCGATACAGCATTAGGGCGAATCGTTTCTATTCGTGCAGAAGACAATGAGGATGTTTTAAAAAACTTCACGAAAGAACAGCACAGAATTAGAAACGAGTGGTTGTCATGTGTAGCGAAAGAAAAGACAAATGAACAGACTGAACAGTTCATTGAATCAATGAGACAAGCGTTCATTGAAATGGCAGGTGGGAGGGATAAATGTAAGAAAAGTAATGAATAAGAAAAAAATAAAATGTCCTTTTTGTGGACATGAACAGAAAATACAGTACACATCAGACGCACAATGTCACGGTGTATTTATTAAGTGTCAAGCACGACACTGTAAGAAAGTATTTGAAATTATCTTAGGCAAGTAGTGCCGTGTGCCGATGCCTTTTTAAAGGCAGGTGGTAAATATGGCAGCTACAAGTGTAGGAGAAATCGGGCTTGATTTAGTTGTTAATCAGAATCAATTTGAAAAGCAGATGGTAGGTATCAAAGGTACTGCAAAAAAGGCAGGTATGGCACTTGCCGCTGCTTTTTCTGTTAAGAAAATTGTAGATTTCTCAAAACAGTGCCTTGAATTAGGCTCTGATTTGGCAGAAGTACAGAACGTAGTAGATGTTACATTTCCGTCAATGACCTCACAGGTTGATAAGTTTGCTCAAAATGCTGTAAAAAATTTCGGTCTGTCTGAGACGATGGCAAAACGGTTTACAGGAACATATGGAGCGATGGCGAAAGCTTTCGGATTTTCTGAACAGCAGGCTTATGACATGGGAACCGCACTTACGGGTTTGGCTGGTGATGTGGCGTCTTTCTACAATCTATCACAAGATGAAGCTTATACAAAATTAAAGTCTGTATTTACAGGTGAAACAGAGTCGTTGAAAGATTTAGGTGTTGTTATGACACAGACAGCACTTGACTCTTATGCACTTGCGAATGGATTCGGTAAAACGACATCTCAGATGTCAGAAGCCGAAAAAGTAGCATTACGATTTCAGTTTGTATCAGAACAGCTGTCAGCCGCACAGGGGGATTTTTCGAGAACGTCAGATTCGTGGGCGAATCAGGTCAGAATTTTAAAATTACAGTTCGATTCTTTTAAGGCTTCAATCGGTCAAGGGTTAATTAATGTCTTCACCCCAGTTATTAAAGTTGTAAATCTTTTAATTGGCAAGCTTGTAACTCTGGCAAATGCTTTTAAGTCATTCACTGAATTACTTACAGGGAATAAATCATCAGGCGCAAGTCAAATATCCAGTATGGGTGATGCTGCCACAAGTGCCGGAAACGGTATGGATGATGCTGCACAATCCGCTGATAATATGACAGATTCTACGAACAAAGCAGGTAACGCTGCTAAGAAAACAGCGAAAGCAATGCGTAGTTTGATGGGATTTGACAAAATTAACAAGCTGGATTCAAAGACAGACAGTAGTTCATCTACTACTGGAAGTGGTACGCCGTCAACGGATTTTGGAAGTTTAGCGCAAGGTGACACTGTAATTGATAAAACAGATAAAAAAATGCAAGGGTTAATCAACCGTTGCAAAGAACTTGAAAGTTTATTTAAAAAAGGATTTCAGATTGGATTCGGAGATTCAAATAAAAAAATTGATTCAATAAATGCTAGTATCAAAAACATTGGCAAAAATCTGAAAGAAATCTTTACAGACCCGGCGGTCGTTAGTGCGGCAAATAAATGTGCAGATTCTATTGCACTTGCATTTGGAAAAATCACAGGTTCTTTTGCTAGAATTGGTCTCACCATTGCCGATAATCTTATCGGCGGTGTAGATAAATATCTAGAAAAAAGTAAAGATTACATTAAAAAGAACCTCATATCTATTTTCGATGTAACAGGAGAAATTGCAGATTTATCTGGTGATTTCATGGTTGCCATTGCGGATATTTTTGACGTTTTTTCAAGTGATGATGCAAAGGGAATAACAGCTGATATTATTGGTATTTTTGCAGATGGTTATCTCGGAGCAATAACAGTTAGTCTGAAATTTGTAAGAGACCTTGCAAAAATTATTGTCGTACCTGTTACGCAGAACGTAGATAAGATAAAAACAGCATTTGAAAATATCTTAGCACCGATTCGAATTGTGTTAGATACGATTCATCAGTCAGTAAAAGACACTTTTACGAAAATAAATGCTGTGTATGATGAGCATATAGAACCATTATTTGATTCTGTTGCAGAGGGTATATCTGATATTGTCGGAACATTACTCGATGGATTCAATACTTATATAGCCCCTGTTTTAAAAAATTTAGCAACGGAATTTGATGGCACATGGAAAAAACATGTACAACCAGCCTTGGACGGTATTATTGATTTACTTGGTAGTGTTGCTGATTTAGTAAAAGTACTCTGGAAAAATATTTTACAACCATTTATAAACTGGGTTGTTAAAAATATTATGCCGATTTTAGCTCCTATCATTAAGAAATTAGGAGATAAATTTTTAGATTTATTAACTGTAGTATCAGATGTAGTGAAAGGTGTTACGAAAGTACTTAAAGGGTTAATAGATTTTCTGACAGGAATATTTTCCGGCGACTGGCAGAAAGCATTTAGCGGCTTAAAACAAGTAGTAACTGGATTCAAAACCGCTTTTAGTGCAGCGTGGAAGTTTATAAAAGAAAATACTCTTAGTGGTATATTATCACACCTGACTGGTGTGTTCACTCCATCGTGGAAAGCATCTTTTAAGATACTAAAATCCACGTCTGAGGAATTAAAGAGTAAACTGAAAAATGTTTTCAATTCTGGTGAAACTTATTTTAATGGAATTATTACTTTCATAAATAATAAATTCCTAAATAAGTGGAAAAAGGCATGGAGTAGTATTAAAAATACTTTTACGAATGTATTCAATGGATTAGGTTCACTTGCTAGAAAACCTATTAATGCTATAATTTCAGCTTTTAATACAGTACTTAAAGCTCTCAATTCAGTAATTGGTAAAATCAATAGTATTCGATTTTCTATTGATGTACCTGACTGGATTCCGGGGGTTGGCGGAAGTTCTTGGGGGTTCAGAGGTTTTAATATTTCAAAAGTGGGACTCATTCCACCTTTGGCTCAAGGTGGATATGTTAAAAAGAATACTCCGCAGTTAGCTATGATTGGCGATAACCGCCATCAAGGTGAAATTGTTGCTCCTGAAAATAAATTGCGTGAAATGGCAGAAGAAGCAGTTAGAAATGCATCGCAAAACGCTATCACACGTGAAGATTTTGAAAGAATCATCAATAACGCAGTTATGCGTATTATTGCCGCATTAAGTAATATGGGATTTTATCTTGATTCTGTTCAGATTACTAAAGCGATACAGGCGGCTCAGTCAGCTATTGATATTAGATATAATTCAGTAGAGGTAAAATAAAAATGGCGAAAAAGATATTATGGTCTGGAAGCACAACACTTCCAGCTCCAACCGCCTTGACAGTAAATAATGAAATAATTTGGTCTTCCGATACAGGACGAACCTTATCAGGCAAGATGGTTGGTGATGTTGTCGCAGAAAAGAAGAATTTAAGTATCAAGTGGGAATACTTAACAGAGTCAGAAATGAAATTAATTAAAAATACTTTAGTGACAGGATTTTTCTCGTTTTCTTTTCGTGACGATGGTGTAAATATCACAATAGACTCTTACAGAGGTACGTTAAGTAAAGAACATTTAGGAGAATTGTCAGACGGTATATATTATTATAAATCAGTATCGGTAGATATTATTCAGAGGTAGTAACATGATAAAAACAACAGCAGCATATAAAGAAGCAATAAAGAAAAATAGAATATTTCATCATGAGGTCAATATCAACTTTGCAGATCAGACAAGTATGACTGTAGGTGATGTTGATCTGTTTGCTTTTCAGTTATTGGATGCTACATCCAATACAGGTAGTTTTGACATCGGTTCAGCGATAGCGCAACAGTTATTATTAAAATTGAATAATGTTGACGGTAAGTTTGATAATCATGATTTTAGTGATGCTGTAATTACCGCTAAAATAGGATTAGAATTATCAGACAACTCAATAGAGTGGTTAAATAAATGTATATTCACGGCTGAACCTGGTACGGTGTCAGGTGATACGATTTCAGTAAATGCATTTGATAACATGGTAAAGTTTGATGCTGATTATTCTCAGAGTAAACTTGTGTATCCGGCAACACTAGGGGCTATAGTCCGGGATGCGTGTTCATGCTGTGGTGTGACACTTGCACCGGACACAGCAACTTTTAATAAAAGTAATTATGTTGTTCAGAGTAGACCGAATGATTCAGCGTTAACATTTCGTCAGGTTTTGCAATTTGTAGGTCAGATTTCATGTAAATTCTTTAAAATAAATACAGAAGGTAAGTTATCGGCTAAATGGTATGATACGGATACTCTTGAAAGTATTGATATGAATAATGTTAATACTGAAAAAGTTATACTCATTGATGAACTGCATACAGGTTCTACATTGCAGACGGACGATGTAGTTATCACAGGTGTTAAAGTCATAGAAGAAAACAGAGATGAGGAAAATTCCAGTTCAGAAGTAACGTATAAAAGCGGTACAGATGGTTATGTGTTAGAAGTATCAGGTAACAAGTTAATCCAAGGTGGAAAAGGTGCAGAGGTAGTTAATTATCTCGGTGAATGTCTAAATGGATTACAGTTTAGACCTGTCAGTATAAATGCATCTACAGACCCATGCCGGGAATCAGGTGACCTTGCTGTGATTATTGACAGTAAGGGTAATAAATATAAAACAATATTTACAAATGTGAATTATGTAGCACATAGAGCACAAGCATTAATATGCGGTGCAGAAGTTCCGACCCGACTATCGAGTACACGTTATAGTCAAGCAACGCAAGTATATAAAGAGGTTCGTGCGAACATTAGAAAATATAGAAACGAGTGGAGTGCAGCGTTTAAAGAATTACAAACAGCAATGGATTCCAAAAACGGTTTATTTCCTGTCAGTGAAACACAGGAAGATGGTAGCACTATTTTATATTTTTGTGATAAACCTGCATTGAAAGATTCATCAACAGTCATTAAACTCAGTGCCAGAGGATGGGGAATGTCAACGGATGGAGGTAAAACGTGGAATGTAGGAACATTAGTTGACGGTACTACAATAACTAAGATATTAAATACTGTAGGAATTAATGCAGACTGGATTAACACGGGAGCATTAACAGTTAAAGATGACGATGGAAATATAGTTCTTTCGGTGGATGCGAGCACAGGAAAACTTATAACAAAATTGGCTGAAATAGCTGGATGGAATGTCAATGAGAATGCAATCTATAAAGACGTTACAATAGATTCTGATAGTTATAGAGTGTATTTTCAACCGCCTAATACAAACAGTGGGAAAAATACATGGGTGTTTTCTATTCAGAAAAAAATTAATAATTCATATCAGGGTTTAGCAGTTATTAGAGCTGATGGTTCTATTCTTTCTTATTCGGAAGAATTTAATGCTCGAATTGAAATGAGACACGGTGTATTAAGTTTTATCAAAGATGGTGTAGAACGAGGGAAAATAAGCATTAGTTCGGATGGTAGCGAATTTGTAATATATCTTACTGACCCGAATGCTGAAGGAGCAGGTCAAGAATTAAGCGCAAGATCTTTAAAAGAGTGTCACGGTGGATTAGTTAGTAGATATTGGAGTAATGCATCAATAGGTACGGGTACAGATAATGATAAATGGACGGTTGTCCCGGCATTCAGTACAACAAATGATGATAATATTAAAAAATCAGGATTCATTTCGAGAAGCAATACTCAAGTTATAATTCAGAAAAAAGGTGTTTATCAGTTTGTTGTAAGACTTGCAGTCAAATCTTCCAGGGCAAACAAACGATGCAATTTTGCCCCGTTTGTTAATGGTGAGAGATATTCTAGTTATACTGACACAGCATATTCTCCGACTGACGCATGGTACACATCTCTTAAAACATACACTTTAGAGCTAGAAAAAAACGACAGGGTAGACTTTAGAGCCGCACCTATTGAAAGCATTTCGGTGTCATTACAAATTTATGATGTAAATATTTTTGTATTGGATTATGAGGGAAAATATTCGATTTAGTAAAAAAGGTAGGTGATGTAATTGCTTGTTGCAGATTTTACACGAAAAGATGAAGAAATTGAATTAGAGGGACTGTGGCAATATGATTATGGACAGAAATTGCAGATTAACGGCTTAAATCTTCCAGCGATATTTGAGGTACACTTTTTCTGGCAGGGTTTAGAAAATGCGAAGATTATGACGGGACATACTGAAAATGGAGTATCAAGTGTAGATATTCCGAATGAAGCACTTACACAAAGACGTGCCATTACAACATACATTTATTTGTCCAGTGTAGAAGAAGGTGAGACAACAAACACTATACAGATGCTTGTAAATAAACGTCCTGCACCACAAGGATTTGAAACTTCTGAGGATGTTGACCTATTTCATTATACAATCGCCGCTGTAGCTGAATATTTAAAGCAGACAGAAAACGCTAGAGATGTGTCAATAGATAAGTCAGTAGAGTCAGAATCATGGGCGCATGGACACAGTGCTTATCCAGAAAGAAATACAGATAACGCAAGGTATTATTCAGAACAAGCGAAACAGGTTGCTACTAAAAACGGTTTTTGTTATCTCGAAATAGGTGAGGATGGTTGTTTATACCTGACTCGTACAGAAAATATTATTGATAGTGTAAACTTTACACTGAATGACGATGGAATGCTAGAGGTAGAAATGTCATGAGTATAAAAACAAATTTAGGTACAGTTACCGCTTATGCTGATGCAAAAGCACACGGGTACACAGGTACAAAAGAAGAATTCGGAGAAGTTTTGGCAAATTTTGCTGAATCGGCTACACAGGTGGCAGATGATAAAAAAACTGTAGAAACAATTAAAACTGAAATCACCAAAATGCAGTCAGATGTTACACAGAAACATAAAGAAGTAAAAGAAAATGCAAATAAAGCCGCAAATGCGGCAAGTTCCGCAAGTTCCGCAGCGAGTAGTGCATCATCATCACAGCAGGCTGCAAAACAGTCAGAACAGAATATCAATAATATTGTAAGTACTTTTGACAGTCATGTTGAAAGTAAAACAACAGAGATTGACACCGCCGCTAATGCGGCGAAACAGAAAGCTGTTTCCGCAGTAGAAGCGCAGGCAAACGCATCAGTACAAAAGATTGAAAACAGTACATCATCATATATTACCGACCAAAAGGTAACAGCTGAAAAAGAGATTAATAATTATACATCTAGCAAGATTACAGAGATTGACACCGCCGCTAATGCGGCGAAGAAATCACTTAATGAAACTATTACTAACGCTAATACGGCAAAGTCAGCGTTAGATGCAAGTGTCAAAACTTCCGACACATCTAAAACTGATTTAGATAAAAGTATTCAGTCTAGTTCAGTGAAAAAGACTGAACTTGATGAAAGTATCACAAAAGCAAATCAGACTAAGACGGATTTAGATAATAGTACAAGCACGAGTAATAATGTTTTACAGTCATTACAGAGTGAAAATAGTTCAGCCGCGTCAAACATCGAAGAACTGAAAAGTGAGAACTTTAACAGTCAGGAAATCTTATCAGGTGTTGCTGACTTAAGAGCATATTTAGGGCTTACAGCAGATGATATTGTAGGTTTGCAAGTAGATTATAAAAATAAAACATTTAAGAGGTTAGCAGGTGCGGCAAATCTGACACCGGGAAGTGACTTCGACAAATTCAGTATGTACGGTGGTAGACGTAAATGTAATGTTGCGGACGATGGAACTATCAACGCATGGTACGGTGATAATAATTATACAGAAGATGGTTCAAACGGGCAGGTTATGGTATATCAACCAAAATTCTATTATTTAGTTTGCCCGGTAGAATATGATCCGATTGATACAGGCATTGGTTATCATCTGAGAAAGGCAAACTATTATGTATGTGAAAAACCACGTGCAGGTTTTAGATTGCATCCGGCTTTTTATGATGCGTCAGGAAAAGAGATTGATTATTATCTGACAGCTACATACGAAGGTAGTCTTTATGATACGAGTGCAGCGGCTTATCTTTTACAAGACGAACAGCTTATGTCTTCCGCAGAAGATAAATTTTCAAGTATCGCAGGTGCAAGACCTGCATCTGGTTCTTCACAGAATCTTACAAGAACCGAAATTGAAAAAATGGCACAAAATAGAGGTACTAACTGGCATGGCGATTTAATCAAACCTGTGTCAGCTGAACAGTTATTAATGATTATTGAACTTGGAATCATGAACACACAAACTGGTGTCGGTCAAGGTGTTGTAGGGTTACCGTATACTACAGGAGATGATACTACAAGTTCATATGCAGCTGCTACAGGTTCAACCGCTGCACTTGGCAATGGAACAGGTAGAGCAGAAAAAACAACTACATACGAGGGCGGTTCTGCTAAAGAATACACTGTTGACAGTAAGACTTCCGTATGTTGGAGAGGTAAAGAAAACTTTTGGGGTAACATTTGGAAATTTGTATACGGTATCAGTATTTGGGGTAATGGAAAAATGGACGGTGGACAGCCTTACATTTGTTCTGATTTCAATTTTGCTGAGAATAAAAACAGCGGAAATTATGAACCTGCTGGATTCACTGTAGCACCTAAAGAGGGGTACATCTCAGCAATGGGATATTCTACAAAATTTGACTGGCTGTTTATTGCATCGGAAACATTGGGTAATAGTTCGTTACCTGTTGGTGATTATACATATTTCACACAGAATTTGAATGGTTACCGTATCGCTCTACTGGGCGGTGGTTGGGATAGTTGGTCTGCTGTGGGTGCGTTCTATTGGTATCTGGATAACGGTGTCAGTGCTCGTGGTCGGAATATCGGGGGTCGCTTGGTATATATTCCTGACCGTGATTCAGATGCTTATACTACTGCAATCGCCTCATGGAAATCTCAGATAACAGCATGATTTTATTGTAACTTTTAAACTAATTAGGTTGAAAGAATTTCTGATAATTCATTGTTACCTGCAATGAAAGAAAAAACAATCACTCAACTAGGCAGTAATTGGAATAATTGGTCTAATGCAGGTACGTTCTATTGGAATCTGAATAACAGTGTCAGTAATCGTAATCGGAATATCAGGGGTCACTTAATATTTGCAAAAAAAAACACAGCCGGATGTCATGTCCGGCTATTTTCATGTATATGTTCTTTCAACCTTGTCACTCGACAAAACAGAAAAATAAGCGGTGCATGACAACCCCAAAAAAGAATACCGCTTTACTTATAAAAAATAAGGAAATGTCAACCGTATCGACCGGGTGAATTGCCGACTGGGATTCGGACTTGCAAATACCAAAAAAACAAAAGATAAATGTAAAATGAAACGATATAGTCACTTATATGAAAAAATTTATGATATTGAAAATTTGAGATTAGCGCACAAGCACGCAAAGAAAGGAAAAGGCTGGTACAGAGAAGTTCAAGAAATTGATAAAGACCCTGATAAGTATTTGAAAGAGATTCAGGAAATGCTTATTAAGCATACTTACAAAACGTCTGAATATGAAGTGTTTCATAAGCAAGATGGGAAAAAGGTAAGAAAGATTTACAAGTTGCCGTACTTTCCTGACCGTATTTGTCAATGGGCGATATTACAAGTAATAGAACCATGTATCATAAACAATTTAACGGCTGATACTTATTCAGCCATACCGGGCAGAGGAATACACAAAGCATTACATAAAATGCAGGATGCAATGTGGAACCGTCCAGAGGATTGTAAGTATTGTTTAAAGCTAGATGCAAGACATTATTATCAATCTATTAATCATGATGTATTAAGAGAAAAATATGCAAAAATATTCAACGACAGTGAACTATTATGGTTATTGAATGAAATTATTGACAGCGTAGAAACAGCTGAAATAGAAGACCTGACAGCAATCTACTTACTAGAAGAAGATATTGACCGGGAAACAGGTATACCAATAGGTAATTATTTGTCACAGTACTCAGGTAATTACTATTTTTCAAGTTTCGACCATTGGTTAAAAGAACAGAAACACGTAAAAGACAATTATCGTTACATGGACGACATAACTATCTTCGGGAAAACAAAAGAAGAACTTTTTAAATTAAAAGAAGATATTGACATTTATTTCAGTGAGGAATTGAAACTTACAATCAAAGCAAACTGGCAGGTATTTCCGACATTTATTAGAGGTGTTGATTTCTTAGGATATAGGACTTTTTATAAATATACGTTAGTTCGAAAGAGTACCTGCATGACAATGAAAGAGAAACTTACTGCAATCAGGCTGAAAGTAGAATCAGGCAATACGATGAACTATTCAGAGTGGTGTTCAATCAATTCATATAAAGGAATATTGAAATCTGCGAATAGTTTTCGTCTGTATCAAAAGTATATTGTACCGCTTTTACCTTATGCAGATGATTATTATACACGTAACATAAAACCGTACACTAAGAAAGGACAGAAAGTAGTATGATTGATTATGGGAAACAGAGAAGCACAGTCAAGCCGGATGGGTTAGAGATTACAGAAACAAAAGTCTTTGTTTATTCAGATATTGAAGAGGTGGACGAATCAGGAAATGATGAACAGCCGGGGTTTGCCGGATATGAATTTAATCTGACAGAATACAACAAAGATGAATACATTAAAATTCAGGCAGAAAAGAATACTGATCTTGAAAATGAGATTACACAGGCACAACTAGCTATGTGTGAAATCTATGAAATGATGGGATAAGAAAGAAGGTGTGAAGTATGGCAAAGATTTACGCATCACTGATTATTAAAGGTGTCAAGACACTAGATGATGTACCGGACAAACTGAAAGAAGCTGTTAAAGTTATTTTAGAGGGTGATGACTGATGTTATATCAGTTTATCATAAATATATTATTCAGAAAGGATGTGAAGACTATGGCAATTATCTATGCAACACTTATCATTAAGGGTAAGAAAACTTTTGCCGATGTACCGGACAAAATCAAAGAAAAAGTAAGAGAAGTGCTTACAGACCTTGATTGTACAGAATTAGCAGAAACAACAATCAGATAGGGAAATTATCACAGACATAAAAACAACCGTCATATGAGCATTATATGAGCTTACAGGCGGTTGTTTTTATGTACAGAAAGAAGATGAAAAATGAAAGTAGTAGGGAATAAAAATAAGAAAAGTAAAAAAAAGTTTCCACTTAGAATCATTCTTGATTCAGGTAGAAAAATACCTGTACCATCGCAGCATGACTTTAAAGACAGTTTTATTCGAAACCATGGTTGTAGTTTAGTAGCGTTCTACATGGCTCTGAGATTCAGAGGAAAAAAGAAGAATGTGCATCAGTGTTTAGACTATGCAAGAAAACATCTGAAATGTAGTGCAAAGTATTCGCTGAAAGAACTTTGCAAGGGAATTAATCAGATCTGTTGTAAAGGGTCAGCGGTATATAAGACATCACTGACAGATGAACAGTTAATGTCACATCTGAAAAAAGGTCAAATGGTCTTATTTGAAGAAAGAAATCCGATTCATACGGTTGTATTATTGTATGATGCAAATAAAAAACAGGTATTACGTTTTTCTGACGGAAAGAAGAATGTAACAACCGCTGCAAAAGAAAATGCAAAGCGTTGTACAAGCAATAACTATAAAGGAATTGTCATTGTTAAATAGGAGAAAAGAAGATGAGTGAAATTATGTTACCTTTGATTACGTGTATTTTTATCGCATTTGATTCAGTGAGCGGAAATATTGCCGCTGCGGCTAATCATATTTGGAAATCATCAATAATGAGAACAGGGTTGTATCACAAATTCGGTTCTATCTTATTAGTAACTCTTGCATATTTAATTGATTATGCACAGAAATTTGCGGATTTAGGATTTCAGATTCCAGTTGCTACGGGGGTGTGTACATATATTATTTTGATGGAATTAGGTAGTATCATTGAAAATATTGGAAAAATTAACCCGGATTTATTACCTGATAAAGTTCGTAAAATTATTGGATTAGGAGAAAAAGAACATGAAGAAGATTAGTAAAAATTGCTTAGATTTAGTAAAAAAATTTGAAGGATGCCGCTTAACCGCATATCGTGATGAAGTAGGAGTTTGGACTATTGGGTATGGGATTACAAATAGCGACAAAAGCATCACAGGGACAACTATCAAAAGAGGTCTTAAGATTTCTAAGGAAACAGCTGAGAAGTGGTTGGAAGAATCACTTAATAAAAAGTATCTTCCGCTTGTACTTAAATATGATGAGTATAATTGGAATCAAAATGAATTAGATGCACTTGTATCATTTGCATACAACATTGGAAGTATTACACAGTTAACTGCAAAAGGTACTCGTTCAAAGAAAACGATTGCGGCAAAATTACTTGAATACAATAAAGCAGGTGGTAAGGTCTACAGAGGACTTACCCGAAGACGTAAAGCAGAACAGAAATTATTCATCACACCTATAAAGAAAAAGTCAAATAAAACGATTGCAAAAGAAGTTTTAGCGGGAAAATGGGGAAACAATCCTGAGCGAAAAAAGAAGTTGATTGCGGCAGGCTATGACTATGAAGCTATTAGAAAAATCGTAAACAAATTAGCAAAATAA